GCACCCCCATCAGGCTACTACGCCTTATGCACTAAAAACTTAGCGGAGTACGGATAATGGCTTATACAAATATAGACGACCCATCTGCATATTTTCAGACTGCTACTTATAGTGGTTCTAACTCTCAACAAGCTATCACTAATAATGGCAACAGCGATTTAAAACCAGATTGGCTTTGGATTAAACAAAGAAGTTCTACTGAAAATCATATGCTTGTTGACTCAACAAGAGGGGTTACAAAATACTTACTGTCTGATAGCACTACTGCTGAACAAACAGTTACCTCAAGAGTTGAAACCTTAGATACAGATGGTTTTACTGTTAATGGTTCTAGTAATCCAGTTAATGCTCTTGGTGGAACTTATGTAGCATGGCAATGGAAAGCCAATGGTGGCACAACCTCAAGCAATACGGATGGAACATTAACAGGTGGGGCTACTGTACAAGCCAATACTGATGCAGGTTTTAGTATCATTACTTACACAGGAACTTCACAAACTAATCCAACCGTAGGACATGGCTTAAATCAAGCTCCTGAATTAGTTCTTGTTAAAAATAGAGATTTAGCAAGAAACTGGGCAGTAGGCTCAACTGCTGTAGGTTGGACTAAATATTTAGATTTAGATACAACAGATGCAGTAGCTACTAGTTCAGGCTATTGGGGCAATCAAGACCCAACATCTACAACTGTAGGTTTAGGAACAGCAACACAAACAGCAGGAAACACTTACGACTATGTAATGTATGCTTTTCATAGTGTTCAAGGCTACAGCAAGTTTGGCAAGTATGTCGGTAATGGAAGTACAGATGGTTCATTTATCTATACAGGTTTTAAACCTGCTTGGGTAATGGTGAAACAAAGTAATACAGCTAGAAATTGGCAAATATTTGATAATAAAAGAGACGGATATAATATAGATTATATGCCAAGATTAAAGGCAGATACTGCTGATGCAGAAGTTGCAAATTCTGGAGCTAGTATGGATTTTGTAAGCAATGGTTTTAAACTTAGAACAAGTCAAACAGGAGCAAATCAATCAGGTGGAACATACATCTACATGGCATTTGCAGAGAGCAGCTTTGTTACCTCAGGTGGTATACCAACAACAGCAAGATAATATATAATAGGAATTAATATGTGGGCATTAGTAGAAAACAATCAAGTAAGTAAGGTTTATACCAGACCTAAAGCAATTACCATTGGGGATATATCTTATCCGCAAAATATCTTTATGCTTTGGTCTAGCGATGAACTAGAAGCAATAGGTATTTATGAAGTGGTTGTAGATAACGACAACTTTAAAAATCCATCTTATTACATCAACACCAATCAATCTTTTGATTTCGCTAATGATGTGGTAACTGCATCTTATGGTACAGCTACAGCTAAAAACTTAGACGATACAACTGATCCTGATACTGGTGATGTAACTCATGGTCTTAAATGGAATCACAAGCAAGTGATTATCAATCAAGCCTATGGTTTATTACAGCCTAACGATTGGTATGTGGTCAGAGAGACTGAAGCTGGTACAGCTATTCCTACTGATTGGACTACTTTTAGAACTGATGTCAGAAGCACAGCAGCAGATATGCAAAGCAAAATTGATGCTTGTACCACAGTTGATGAGTTAGCAGCTTTGTATGTTTACAATGATGCTGAACCACCTGTTAGACCATTAGGAGAATGGCCAACACCTCCATCTAGTTAATGACTAATAAAGCGAGGTCTTATACAATAAGGCTATGGCATTATTTCCAATAACACCCCCCGCAGGAATCGTAACCAATGGTACAGACTACGCCAATAAAGGGCGTTGGGTCGATGGTGATTTGGTGCGTTTTGAAAATGGTTATCTAAAACCTATTGGCGGGTGGGAAAAACTCAAAGCAACAGCATTAGACGGAGCTATTATAGGTCTTTATGGCTATAAAGATAATACTGGTGAAAATGTTTTAGCAGTTGGCACAAGAAAAAAAGTCTATGTGTTATATAAAAATGTTTGGGATGATATAACTCCAACAGGATTTGTTAATGATGCAAGTGATGATCCATTAGGCTTTGGTGCTTACACTTATGGCTCAGAAGACTATGGCGATGCCAGGAGTCAATCAGGCTTAGTCTTACAAGCTGGTTATTTTTCTTTTGATAACTGGGGCGAAGATCTAGTCTTTACCTTTTCTAAAGATGGCAAGATCTATAAATGGCGACCAAACTCAGGCGGTACAGCCGATACCATAGCAACAGTTGTAACCAACGCACCTGTAGGTAATTTATCGGCCTTGGTAACTAATGAAAGACATTTAGTGGCTATAGGTTCAGCTAGTGACCCCAGGAAGGTTGCTTGGTCAAACAGGGAAGATCGTAACAACTGGACATCGAAGGCCACAAACACAGCAGGAGATTTGCAAATACCAACAGGCGGTAGAGCCTTATTTGGTGTTAAATATAGATCCGATGTTATCATTTTCAGTGATACTGGTATTAACAGAATGTTCTACTCTGGCTCACCTTTTGTTTATGGCATTGCTGATGCTGGAACTAACTGTAAATCAATCAGCTCAAGAACAGTTGTATCAACAGGTAACTTTTTAGCGTGGATGGGTGAAAACGCTTTCTATATTTACGATGGCAATGTAAGAGAATTGCCTTGCGAAGTACATGATTATGTCTTTGACCAAATCAATGTAGCGGGTAGAGGTGCGTGTTGGGGCGGACATAACTCTAACTTTAATGAGATATGGTGGGGATTTCCGAGCGGTGATTCACAATACACTTCAAATAAATATGTTATCTGGAACTACAATACAAACGCCTGGTCTATTGGTTCTATGGACAGAGGCTTTTGGATTGATCAGGGTGCATTTACTTATCCGATAGCAGGTGACTCTCAAGGCTTTGTGTATGAACATGAATCAACCACATTAGATAATTCACCCAATCTAAACTCACAGGTACCATTTTGTGAAACAGGCCCAATACAAATAGGTAATGGTGATAACTATGTGCAATGCAATCAAATATTACCAGACGAAGAGGCTAACTCTTTACCTGGTGTTACCCTCAGTTTCAAAGGTCGATTTACTCCACTAGGCCCTACAACGGACTTTGGATCATTTACTTTTGAAAATGATGGCTATACTGATGCAAGGTTTACAGCAAGGCAGGTACAAATGAAAGTTACAGGCAGCACAACCCAAGACTTTCAAGTTGGTGACATTCGCCTGGATGTTAAGAACAGAGGCAGAAGATAATGCAGTTTGCATCTAAAGATCAATACCTACAAAGGGCGGCAAACTCTAAAGTTTATTTGACAAGCACAGGTGTAACCACCTTTTACACAGCACCTACAGGCGGTGACTTTGATTTTGCTGTTATTGAATCAATTATTACTTGTAACAATCACTCTGGACAAACAAATATTACCCTCACGCTTACAGACACATCATCTAATGTGTTTTATTTGTATGATGGTTTTGTTGTTGCGGCAGATACTACACATGAACTATTAAATAAAAATTTAATTTTAACTGCTGGTGAAATATTAAAAATTACAGCAGCCGATGCAAATAAAATATATGCGGTTGCAAGTATTGTAGAGTATGGAAAAGGCGATTAATAAAGTTACACCGATAAAAAAACAACCTGAAGAATGGGAGATTCAATGGCAACGCTGTAAGCCTTTAATTGAAAAAGCTATAGAATACCAAGACTCCTATACAATTGACGATGTAGAAGCTAAAATAAGGAATGGAATAGCCCTATTATGGCCAGGAAAAGAAACAGCTATTGTTACAGAATTTGTAGTTTTTCCTAATAAGAAAGTATTACACATTCTTTGCATAGCTGGTAAATACGAAGAAGTGGAAGAGATTTATAAAAGTATAGAAAGCCACGCAAGAGAAATAGGTATAGATAAAATTACTGGAATTGGTCGTAAAGGTTGGTTTAGAAAGGTTAAACACCTTGGATTTGAACAAGAATACATGATAAGTAAAGAGTTATAGGATAGATATATGGCATCAGCAATACCAACAATCGCAACAGTCATTGGAGCTGGGGCAGCAGCCAAACAAGCATTTGATCCTGAAACAGGCAAGCAAACTACACAAATGGATCCGGCTCAACAGGCCATGTATGAAGATCTTTATAGAAGATCTCAAGGCATAGCGGCACAACCATTTGTACCCTACACAGGCAAAAGAGTTGCTGGGTTTTCCCCGGATCAGCTTAGAGCTTTTCAAGCCACCCGTGGTATGTTTGAATCTGGTCAACAATATGATCCGCTTGGAACACTTAGTCAGCTAGGCCAACAACCAACACCAGGCTTGTTACAAGCAGATATTGGTGCATATCAATCACCTTATCAACAACAAGTGATCGATCAAACGATGGCTGATATACAAAGACAATCTGATATTGCACAGCAACTAGCACAATCAAGAGCAATTAAGGCTGGTGCATTTGGTGGATCTCGTTCAGCTTTACTTGAAACTGAAGCGACTAGACCTTATATAGAACAACAAGCAAGAACTTCAGCCGCATTGCGACAAGCTGGTTTTGAACAGGCACAAAGGGCCGCAGAATCAGACATCGAAAGACAGATGCGAGACAGACAATTCCAGGCTGGTATTCAACAAAATTTACTTGGCGAACAATACAGAAGCCTTGGATTGCTTGGTGGTATCGGTGGCCAACAACAACTCTTACAACAAAGAGCATTAGATGTTCCTTACCAAGAGTTTGGCAGGGCGTTAGAGTATCCGCAACAACAGTTTGGATTATTATCACAAGCTGTCAGAGGAACGCCATCATTTGGTGGCACAGCACAATATCAACCATCTACAATGGAAGGCGTAACATCCGCACTAAACATTCTTGGTTCTCCATTTATGCAAAATGCTTTTAGTGGTATGGGTGGTGGTGGCGGTGGATCTATTTATAATCCAAACGCAACAGGCGGTGGGATGTAATGGCAAATTCATTTCAAAAACTAGCAGACATTCTTAACATCGAAAATGCAAGACTATCCGGTGATCCTAGAAGATTACAAGTTGCATCACAGATGCAAGAAACAAAAGAATTGAAACAAGCAAACGCACAGAGCGAGGCTGAGATCAACAAAGCGATTGATGAGTCTAATATGAAGCCGGAACAAAAAAGATTTTTAAAAGCTATGGATTTGGCTACTAAAACTAAAGTTCTTTATGAGGCCCAGAC